GAACAATCCATTAACTGGTGATGAAAGATCTAGTACCTCATCGTTGATTGCTTCAAGTACTTGAGCTCTAGGAAACCTAGGGGCAACCGTTAGCAACGCACCGCTTGTATGTGCGGCTGCTGTTGTCCCATTAAATCCACGTTGAACCGTCAAAGTTTGAGTAGAAACATTGGCTGCCCAAATATAAAACATTTCAGAATCAATTTCAAAAACCTGTCCAGCACGTAAACCTTCTATGGCATACGTGCAAACAACAGAAGTACCTGAGTCTGTAATGGTAGAGGCCAATTTGTTGCGGGCCTCCACCGTTCCAGATAGAAGTTGCCGCAACGTTTTATTAATTACCGTTGCTGCTGTTGTCATTATTTCTTTTTCTTAGCTTTCATCTTCATCTTCATCTTTTCCTTCTTAGCCATCGCCATACCTTTTGGGGTGTAAGCGAATTCCTTTTTTCCTACTTTTGGCATTATTTGCCTTTCTTGTTTCGTGCGGATATTGCTTTAGCCTTAGACCGTGCATCCGCTTTAGACGAAGCACCCCAAGCCTGTAAAGATAATAGCAGTCTTGTTGGTCTGCCTTTTTCATCTCGTTCAGGTCCTGGCATGTTCCCCATACGTGCAAGGAATGATGCTCGACGTGGATTGTCTCCTGCTTTAACAGGTGCTTTCAATGTCCCACCTTTATACGATGCACGACCCTTTGCGTTGAGTCCACCTTTTGGATTCTTTCCTTCTTTGCGTTGCCATGCTGGAGTCTTAGCCATTATTTTTTCTTTCTACGAGATACGACAATCTTGCCGTCTTTTTCCATTACTTTCATGCCAGCACTTTCAGTCTGCTTTTTTAGTTGACTATACTTTTGCGCAACAGTAAGTTTTTTAGCCATTTATTTTCCTCTGTACTTTGCTGTTTTTTTTGCGATGTTTTTAGGTTGTTTAACAAACTGCTTACCTTTTGCATTGCCAGCAGCTTTGGCTTTATTTGTTGCTGCTTTCTCTGCAGGTGTTAAAGCATTCCAAGCTGCTGAAGGTAGGTAACGTTTCTTTCCCTTAGAAGGTTTACCGTCAGAAGTTCTCCATTTTTCTTGGGTCCATTTCTTTAGGGACTGTTGAGATTTAGCAAGCGCCACTACTTGTATCCCCCGCCAGCTTTTTTGTATTCACTTGCAAGCAACTGGGCTTTACGTGCAGACCATTCACCAGGGTCTCCACCTTTAGAACCAGCCTTAATTTTGTTAAACAATCTCTTACGCATTGCTGGTTTGGTGTAGTTACCAGCAGCATTTACTTTAGATTTGTTTTTCATTTAATACCTATCCCTGTCTCGACTTGCCATTTATGTTCTGCTTTTTTTTCAACTTCGGCTGAACCATCAATTCGTTTTGGTTGCAAACCTTCCTTCCTTAAACGCTTATAAGCTGGCATATCTTTCTGCCAGTTTCGTTCTACCTTATTTGTTTGCTCTACTTGCTTCCCACGAGTTGTGGTGCTATTAGTGCCCATGCGAATATTCGCAATGCGACAACCAAAGCAACCATCAACATCTAAATCGGGATGGGTTTCTGCATGCTTCACGTTATATACGCTCCGTATCCAGCTGCTGTTAGATCTGCCACTTCTTCATCCGTTAATGGAATTACATGCGACCCAAGATAAACCCTAACTACCGTACCGTCTCTTGGATCATTAATTGTATATGAACCATCTTGTAATTCAAAGAGATTCTCTACTCGCACCCCGTTAGGTAGACGAGCAAACAATCTTTGTTTTGCTTGATACGTAACATCTGGATACGATTGAACAAAAGCAAAGTTTGTAGTTTGTGGAACCCTGAACATACGAGACTTAACCCATGTAGCGTTCTCACTTACGGAACCCACACCAGAGCCTGTAGCTGTTCTAGGAAGCGATTCGATACCGCTGGCTGTCTCGGTACCAACACCTCCTCCTGTCGCCGTACGGAGCGCTACAACGATTCTGGTGGCAGTCTCGGTGCCAAGACCAGACCCTGTTGCTGTTCTTGGTAGGAGTTCTATCGCTGTAGCTGTTCCAGTACCAAGTCCACTACCTGTGCCGTTTCTTACTAAACCACGAATAAATGTTGTTAAAGAAGTTCCAGTGCCGCTACCCGTTGCTGATCTAAAAAGAGACAAAAATGGATCTGCGTCACCAGAACCCGTGCCAGATCCTGTGGCGGTGCGAGCCAAAACTTCTTTGGTTGTGCTTGTTGATTCACCTGCTGTACCACTACCTGTAGCAGTACGGATAACTATAAGTAATCTAGTTGCTGTTTCTGTGCCAAGACCAGAACCAGTAGCAGTTCTTGCATATACTGCAGGACCTAAGTAGTAACGACCACCAGTTAAATATGGGAACGAATAGTCAGTTAACCCAGTAAGACGTAACTGGTTAGAACCAGAAATTATTGCGCTATCAGCGCCAACACCAGACCCTGTAGCTGTACGTAATACTACACGTACTCCAGAAGCCGACTCGGTTCCAGTTCCTGAACCAGTACCAGACTTTACTTTTGTTGTAAACGCAATTGCAGTTTCTGTACCAAGACCAGAACCAGTAGCAGCTGTTTGTTTTATAGGTGCACCTACATAATAAGCACCACCAGTTAAATATGGGAACGAATAATCGGTTAATTTACCAATACGTAGTTGAGTAGGTCCCGAAACAGTTACTTCGGTACCAACACCAAACCCTGTAGCGGTACGTAGTACTACACGTACACCATAAGCTGATTCAGTTCCAGTTCCCGACCCAGTACCAGACTTTGCTCTTATTACAAGTTTACTTGCAGTCTCTGTACCAACACCAGAACCAGTAGCAGTTAATTGAAATATTAACGCACCAATGTATAGACCCGTTGCAGGTCTATACGGTGATGAATATTTTGTAAGTGTGCCCTGAAAAGCAGCCATAGGGTTTACCCCCTAAGACTAATCGAGAGACAGGGTTAGTGTAGTAATTTGGAAAGTATCGCCAGCAGTTACAGCAGCCGATGCTGACAATGCACCACTCCACAAAGCGTTACCTGCAGTTGACGCATCCCACAACGACCAATGTGTATAAGTTTCTGTAGTAGAAACGTTAGTCCACTCAATAGTTGAGCTTGTTGCAATAGCGCCCGAAGCCGCTGTAGCCCAAGCAGAAACTTTACGAGTTGCTTCAACAGCAGCATTGGAAGTAGCGGCCTCACCAGGATCACCAGTATGCAACTTGACATACACATTCGTTGGCATAGTCCAAGCAGTTTTACCTGTGGTGTGCTCCAAGATTTTCAGTTCAGCATAATTAGAAATTGACATACAAACCTTTCGTTAGTAAAAGTATAGCAAAGCCCCCCCGCCTTTCATGACGGGGAGGCCCTACTAATTAATTATTAGGAGGCGTTAGCACCAATGCTTGATGCCGACTCAATTCGACGAAGCGAGGCTTCGCGGAAGCGACCGTAGCCGCCGAGCCAGTACCAACCAAGTGGTTGCAGACGCATCAAGATATCTGTGACATTGCCACGGACAATCTTCGGTGTTGCGCCATTGCCATCTTGTGTGCTGAACGCCTTAGCAAGAGCCTGACGACCCATGATAAGAGTTGAGTATGCATCTCCTGTACCAGCTGCACCTGCGCCGTTGAAAGCGTTGGTGAATACCTTGGCACGTGGTGTCTCAATGAAACGTACCGACTCAAACAAGCCGATCTCGCCATTGTAGATACCAGTTGGATCCACGTAGTTAGCTGGTGTGCGCCATGCACTTGCATCTGTAGCCGAACGGAAGTCGTACGACACGTCTGGGTGGATGAAGCCGATGTATGAACCATTGAAGGTTGCAACGTTTGCACCACGCAGAGCAGCTACCTGCTTACGGATGTCGTTTGCTACCAACAAGTCATCTACAGCCAGCGTTACACGTGATGTTGCTGGTGAAGCTCCACCTGTTGCGTAAGCTACGTTGGTTCCTGCGGCAAGTACTTCACGAACGACTTGATCGATCGAGTCACCTGCGTTGTAGCCAATGATGTTTGCTGCTGCCGAGTCAACATCCAAGAATGCTGTGCCACGGAGTTTTGCTGTTGTAACAACTGCGTTGCCGTATTCAGCCAAGGTAACTGTTACCTGACTGTCCGAGAGCGCTGTTGGGGTTACGTCAGTTACTTCGTTCAACGTAGATGTCGCTGCTGCGATGTCTGCGAAGATTGTGAATGTAACTCCAGTACCAGGCATTGCCTGTGCTACTGGTTGTACGTCCGCTGCCTGATCGAAAAGAAGTTCTGAACGCAATGCGAAATACGCAAGACGGTCAAACGCCACCTGGTCGATAGACAAGGACGAGGTTGTTGTTTCGCCTGCCATGTTTTAATTCTCCTTAAAGAATTGGTTAATTGTTGATTTGATTCATTCTTGCTTGAGCCAACAATTCCATTACTTCTCTTTCGGATTTAGCGTTTGCAATTCTAGTGCTGTAGTCAACCGTCGCTTCAGTTGTGTCTCCAACGCGTGATGCGTTGCTAACTCGATCCCATGCTTGCTTCTCCTGTGTAGGGGCTGCTTGCATAGTTTCTTGGGGCTTAATGAGATTTGCTTCTGCGGCTGCAACTCGGATTGCCTCGGGTGTGAGATCGCCATCGTAAGCTTTCACGAAATACTTGGACATCCCTGAAGATAGGTCTACGCCTGCCTTCACAAATGCCAACTCTCGTTGAGCCGACTTAGCTTCCTCTGCTTGCTGACGCAAGCTCTTAACCTCTGACTCCAACTCACGCATCCTTGCACGAACTGGATTCTTTGCTGCCTGGTCTTCCTGAACGCTGTCCTCTTCATAGAAGTCTTGTTCTTGCATGACCCACTCCTCCGCCCACACCTGGCTGGAGGGGCCAAGTGGCTGCATATCTCACCCCTGTTAGCACATTGAAATCGGGGGGATTTCCAATGGTTATCCCTGATGGGATATAACTATCTTACATCACAATTAATGATTGTCAAGGGTTGACTATCTGTATTAGAGATTTGCTTGACCGTACCCAGATTTGTACGAAGTGCTGTCGCCTTGAGCAAGGGTTGCCGAACCACCACTAGCAGTTACCTCACCGATACGGCGCTTTTTGCGTTCTTCCACTAATCGTTTAGCTTCAGCATCAGTACCTAAAGCAGCTTGAACAAACTGAAGATCTGTGATTTGCTGTTCGCCAAAACCACCACGTCGCAGTTCGCCCATCTGTCCTACCGTTGTGAAGGCTGCTTCTGCCTCTGCTTGAGTAGTACCTTGTCGCACAAACTGTTCAGCTATATCTTTATTAAAGTTAAGTCCTGAAAGTCTTTGGGCGCTTTCGGCAATCAAAGCTGCTTGTGCTTGACGTTTGTAGTCTGGGGCCATAAGAGGACGTGCTCGATCTGGGTCGATTACATATGCAAGAAGATCCCCGTCCGTAATCCCGTACATCTCTGCCATCTTATTTTTTACTTCTGGAGAGGCATCACGCACCACCGTGTATGCATCCCTAAGGCGATTGTTTAGTTCTGCTACCGATACGTCACCGCCAATTAGTTTTTCAAAATCATCTGGTGAATCGTAAAACCCCTGTGGCAAACCGTTGGCAGCCAAAGTATCTTTGTATGACTTTTCCAAAGCAATATAAGTAGCTGGTTTTAGTTCATTAAAACCTAAAGCTTTACGTCGCTCATTAGCAGCAAACCGTTTTTTGTACGCTTCCTGTTCGCGTAATGCATACATAAAAGATTCAGTATCGTTGACATCTATTGTT